TAAGGGGATTTGAGAGGTAGTCCATACCCTGCCACAAATCCTCTACCTCTTTAGTTAATGTCTTGAACTTTACTTCTGTATCGCCAATGTCATTAATAATAATCTCTGCTTTAGCTACCGTAGCTTTCATAGCTTCTATATCGTTAGATAGCTTAGAAACGTCTGTATTCAATTCTAAGAGCTTTTCTTGCTGACTTAGTAGTGTCTCTAGCCTTGTGCCTAAAGTCGCTAGATTCTCACGTATGGGGCTTATATCAGGTATCTGCTGTGCCTCTACTGCTTCTAGTCTTGAGTATAAACTAGATGCTGTCCATACGCCACCACCTATAGTACTACCAATACCAAGTACAATAGCAATCCATACGCCCTTAAATGATGTGTCACCTATCTTAAGTTCTGTGCTTTCTAAACTCATAGTTCAACACATCCTGTACCATACATAAAGCATGAGTAACCTAGATGAGTTGGTCCTGTTTGAAAGAACTCTGACTCGCTACCTGCGGCTAATACATCAGTCTCACTTACATATAAGTCTAAGCCGATGTTGTCATTACCATTAAGGTATACAGCCGTTAGGTTACGTGTAGTGTTGTAACCCATAGACACCCACTGTGCGTTAGCATCGTAGAAGATGTTAGTCTGTTCCGCTGTAGTGTTAGCATTCTCAATGCCCTGCTCTAGAAATGCTACAGCTTCCTCTGAGTTAGCTACGGCTATGTAGGCTGACGCATTGTTAGCATGAGTCTCAATGTCATCTACTGACTGGTTGTACGTGTCAACGGTCTCTTGCTCTATCTGCAACACCTCTACAGTCTCAGCTACAAACGTCTGTACTTCCTCTTCCTGCTGTGGGTTGCCCTGTGCTTCCTCTACTCGTTCAGCTACTTCCACAACTGAAATCATATCCACTACGGCTTCAGTAAATACATCTATGGCTTCATCCATTAATGTTAACTCTTCCATAGCCTTGTTCTCTAGTACAGTTTTAACGTCACCGTATGGCTGATAATTAGTAGCAAAGTTAGTTAACGCAGTATTGTACGCCTGTACTTGTGCTTCCTGTATGTGTGCTGTAGTAGATAGAGTACCGTCAGACAAAGCGTCACCGTGGTGCGAATACTCCATACCTGCGCCCACTAGGAGGATGCCAGTGTTAATCTTATCGACTATGGCAGTGCTTGAGTCTAGTAGTGCGTCATATTCACTTGACTGAACTACGGAACTTAGCACTAACAGAGATAATAGTATCTTCTTCATCTGTGTCCTCTCCTCCTATGTTTAATACAGTATTGTACCAATCTTTTGTTTTCTTGTTGTAGTCTGGTATGTAAGTCTCTGGTTGACGCTTCATAACTAACATAGCACGTTTACCTACGACTAGCTTACCATTGTTCAGTATGGGACAGGGTGTACCTGATACAAACATTGCCTTCCATACTTCAGTGCTTTGACACATACGAGCCACTGCACTTACCTTCATTCCTAAATCAGACAAGACCTTAGCGTCCCTACGTCTATTACACTCAGGGTCAATGTCATAAGTACCGCTTGACAAACCTACGCCTATTGTTTGTAAGGAAGCACCTGTACCCTTAAGGCAAGTGTCCATACCATTACTCATGTAACTAGGACTAATAGCAGAGCCTACTGGTATTTCACTACTGCTTCCTGCTCCGTTATAGGTGTTACTTACTGAATCATCTTTTGTACTGTTGTTGCTATTGGTAGTCGAGTTAGAACCGTGGTACGTATTCAAACTACCTTCCTGAGCGTTCTCTGCCAATGCAACCCATGAGAACATCATTAGTAAGCAAAAGAACTTTCTCACTTCTTAGGCAACAACTTCTGTACTGTCTCTGATTCATAGATACGAATACCTAACCAGATAATAGTAAAAATACTAGCAACGGGAGGCAACCAAGCCGCTAGTGACATCACACCTGTGGATGCCGCGAATACGTCTACAGCTTGTTTTGTTTCTTCCGTTACCATGTTGTTCTCCAATTAGGATGGGTTTCTTTGTTCGTCAGTTGGTGGTACATTATACATAACACGAGGACTAAATGTTTCTTCTGTGTTCTGATAACCGCGTTGTACTTCTATAATACTATCATTACCCACTAAGCTATCAGCCAGAGCAACAGCCGCTGTATGTGCTTCTTCTCTTGTTGTGTGTTCGCTATGAATTACTTGGGTAACAATACCCTCTGCGTTCCACTGTAAATATCCTACGACCATAATTAACTCTCTGTTTGGGTTATTTTACCTTCGATACTTCTGACTGAAATAGTTGTTCCATCTTCTCCCTGTGCCTGTGTCACTTCTTTTGCCTTTACCTGAACACTTAAATTACTTTTAAAATATCCAAGATAAACATTCTGATACTCTCTAAACATAAGAGAAGCATTATAAACAACGCTATCAAATTGATACTCTGTTCCAAGTATTTCTGTACCAGACGTTTCCCAATCAAAAGGATGTAAGTACACCGTATCGCCTTGTGTTGGCTTATTTGATTGATAAGCATACATAGTTATGTACGTTGTATCGCTAGAGCTTAGATAATACCAACCTTGACTGTTATTAAAACCAAACGCGCTTGAACCGTCTGAATTAACTGACATTCCACAATAAGGTGATAAATGTTTGGTAACATCTCCTGAAATAGTTATAGTGTAAAGACTACCCGATGTTGTTACAGAAACAACAGTCCCAAGAGTTACAGTATCTTCGTCAGAAGGTGAAGGTGCAGTGACTACTACGTTAAAAGCACCATCATTAGTTCCGTATGTGTTTGCATACGTTAAGCCCATAGAAAATTCTATTTCGTTTTCAGAGCCGTTACTGGCTTTTGTCTGAAGCACATCACCTATTCTACTTAAAGATGTACTTAGTGTATCTATCGTACTTGTAGCTAAATATCCCCTTTTTAAAAATCTAGTTCTTTGTGTTTTTTGTGGTACACCGCCTACAGTTAAAGCACCATCTACAGTAACATTGCCTTTAAGGTTTATGGTATCTTCTTTTCCAGAAATACTTACACCAGAACCTATGTTAAATATATTCTTAGCATTAGATGTCTGACTGCCTATGTTAATGGTTGTAGAGTCACCTGCAAAGAAACTACCACCATAACCAGTTCCTATGTTTACAACCTTAACGTCTGTTGTATTACTAGTATCACCAGTAGCAATATTAGTAGTAACACTACCTATTGTACTTATGTCTACATTAGGTGCTGTGATAGTGCCTGTGAACGTAGGAGACGAAGCTAACATAGCCGCCCCTGCGGATGTTACATTGGTTGTATCAGTTACGTCTGCACTTGCTTCAATACCCGATAACTTTGTTTTCTCTGCATCAGTGTATGCGTTAGTATCTGATACTGCTTCATAGGCTGACTTTATCTCTGCGCCTGTTTGGTCAGCAGTAGCATTAGCCTCTATGCCGTTTAGCTTAGTATGGTCAGCATCAGTAAAATCATTTGTTGTTAAACCACCATCACCTACAGTGTACGTTGTGTTTACACTATTGATTGTAAAGTTAGGATACGTACCAGTTATCGTAGTAGCGCCTGAGCCTGTTAAGGCTACTGTCTGGTCTGGTGAATCATTAGTAATAGTACCGTTACTTGCTACGGAAATACCAGTACCACCTGTAAGCGGGCTAGTAACATTAGCGGCTGTCAGGTGTTGTGTAACACTAGACTCAGTTATGTTAGCATCAGGAACATTAGCCCAAGTAACGGCTGTGGATAAATCGTTTGTTTCTGTATATGACGTAAGAAACCTACCATCAAGGTCTGCGGTAACTGTTGCACCGCCTGTCTTAGTCAACGTAAGTACACCATCACCCGTATTAAAACTAGCTGATGTAACTTCTGTTTGTTGAATGGCGGCTAAAGAGTTTGCCGCAGAGGTAGCTGATGCACTAGCTGAATTAGCCTGAGCAGTGACAGCATCCAAGAAGGAATTGTCCGATGAATCTCCTGAGCCACCTACACCTCTGAATATAGCCATGAAACATTCCTATAGTTAAAAAAAAAAGAATTGTATAAAAAAGAAAAGGGGAAAGGGGCTTCCGAAGAAACCCCTTAAGTACTACTACGCGTTTACAGCGATGTTGAATGCCGCATCTGGACGTAGAACAGCAGTGCCGTACAAAGTATCAGCAGTATATAGAGTAGCAAGGAAGTCCTGCTTATACTGAGTTTGTGAACGAACACCTTGTTGCTCTGCTAGAACCATAGCGTCTTTGTGGAATAACATAGCTTGTTTAACGTCACCACCTGCGCTGTTAGCCGCGGCAGTTTCGATGATTGGGCAGTTAGAAGAAACAAAGATGTCGATACCATACAAGTTACCGATTTGACCATTGTTTACAACTTTACCATCTACGAAGTCGCTAGAAGAGTAACGGTCGATACCCATGATAGCGTTACGTACTGATGGTGGTACTACTAGACAACGATTGTCCATAGGTACGTCAGCGTCATCCATTTTTTGAATTAACTCACGGAAACCTGCATCGTTGAATACGTCACCTGCGGCTACAGAGTCTACAGCGTAAGCCTCAACACCAGTGCCACCAGAGAAGTTATAAGTACCAGTACCAACGTAGTCACCACCGTTGTCACCGAAAGCCTTACCTAGTTCAAACAAGCTAGTGTCTACTTGCTTAGCTAGAGCGTAACCTGCGTCACCAGTGTAGAACTGACGAAGTGAAGATAGCGCTTGAGTCTCAGTAATGTCTTCGATTAGACGTGAGTACTCGAAGTGCTTGTCTAGTGCGATTTGTACTTCGCCTTCAGTAGCGTTCTGTACAGTAACTGCTGTGCCTTCTGCTTTAGCGTGAGCATCACCACGAACAGGCTTAGGAATGTGAAGAGTATCACCTTTCTTACCTGCCATAGATAGTTTCTTGACTAGGTTAGCTAGTACAAGGTTAGATTGATAAGCCGCAACAACTTCGTCACTCCAGATTTCTGGTACGAAAGTAGCCGCGCTAGTGTTGTCTACGAAACCGCCATTAGCGGGATAAGTTGAATCAGTCATTTTAATACTTCCTATATAATAATATTAGTTTCGTACCCTCCCTTCTGCATACGCTTGCATAATCTCATTTGATAGTGCTTGGTATCTGTCTGGGTCAGTACGCATTAGTTTAATAATGTCTGCGCGTCTGTAGACCTTCTTGGCTCTCTGTTCACCACTACCACGGGCATTGCCT